CTATGCGGCCTGCGGCATGAGATCGGACGTCGGCGCTTGCGTCGGCTGCCCCTGCGGCGTCGGCGACGGTGCGCCCGGAGCGCCGGACGGCACGGCGGCGAGGCCCGGCCCCATCGCGCGCTTCATGAGTGCGTCAACCTGGGAATTCCAACGCCTGAGACGGTCGAGAATCTCTCCGTCAGCGTCATCGTATTGCCGATACCGCTGGATGTTTTCCAAGACCATTTCCTTGGCCATCGCGAGATCGTCGGTGGGCTCGGGCGTGCGGTACGGGCCGCCGTCCATGATGTTGTCGAGCACCTTCGTCAGGAGGTCCTCTTGCGCGTTCGCCAACGACTCCACGGCGTCGAGGTCGGGGAAGTCGAGCGCGCGCCGGCCCTGGCGCGGCGTCATGAACCCGGCCTGGATGTACTCCTGAATGGTCTGCAGCCGGCCCGCAGGGTCTCGCGGCAGACGCGACACCGGGAAGCATTGGCGCACGAAGTCGTCGTCCTTGATGTTGCCGATGTCTTTCTTGAAGTCGATGCGGTCGAACGAGTTTCGGCCCGGCACTTTGACGTTGTAGCCGCTCAGTTCGCGCGCGAACGTCGCATCGAGCGCGGCGATGGCAAGGTAGAAGTTGTCATTGAGCCGCGATGTAGTGCGGTGCCGCTCGGATTCGATGTCTTGGTACTCGCGCAGCGCCTTGCCGCTGTCGAGGCCGGCCGGCTTCTGGCCGCTCGCGCTCATCTCGGTCGCGCCGGACTGCTTGTACATGCGCTCAATGATGCGGTTGATGTTCTCGAAGAACACCGGATGAATCGGCTCCGGGCAGAAGAACACCGGAGGGTCGCCCGTGTATTCGAGGATGCCGCCAATCTCGTTGTTGATGTGCTCCTTCGAAATCTTCGAGCCGGCGCGAACAGCGACCTTCACGCTGCCGGCGAGTTGCATCGAGCGCTGGACGAACCAAAGCTCTTTGTTGAGTTCCAACTGCTCGCCCTGCAACTGCTCGCACAATCCCTGCGACCAGAACCCAACCGGCCGCTTGCACCACGGCAGCCGCGCGAACGGGAAGAAGTCGTATTCCCACTCGTCGCGCACGAGGACGCCGGACTTCTCCTTTGCGCCAGCCACGATGATGGCGTGCGCACCGCCACTCAACTTGCCGGCGTCGTTTTCGGCCGCGAGGTGCCAGGCCTCGACCACGCGCACCATGTCGCTGTTCGTGTCGCCACGTCCGCCGTCCATCTCGCTCGCGGGCGACGCCTTCATGATGATGGCCTGCACCTTCGGCTCGTCGCTGAACGACTCGGCGAGTTCGTCGCGGTCCACGTCTTTGACGCGGTACATGTTGCGCGGGAAGCCGTACTTCGACTCCACCTCGTCAACCCACAACTCGGAGCCCAGCACGCGTTCGTGGCGCAACTTTCCGGCGCGACCGAAGACGTGCATGAGGCCGTCGCCCCAAATGGCTGAGTCACGGAAACAGTCGAGGCCCTTGTCGTAGGTGCCGGTCTCGTAGAACACGCCTTCGGTGAACTGGTTCAACTTCTTCGCCTTGCGCTGCTGCGCGTACGAGCCACCCGAGGTGAGGTAGTACGGGCGCGGCTTCGTCTCGCCGATGCGCGACGTGAGCGTGTCGATGATGCTTTGGATGGCATTGAACGTGACGCGGTCTTTGACGGCGCTGTTCGACGCCAGCAGCCGCGCGTACGCGTTCGCCGCACCGCCCGTCAACGCGAGGTTGCCGTACAGGCGCGCGCTGATGACGTGCTGACGCAGCCGTGCCGACTGCGCGCGCTCCAGAAACTCGACGGTGCCGGTGATGCTGTCGGCGATCTCGCCCTCTTTGAGCGTCCACCAGCGGCGGTTCGTGTCGCCGGGCCGGTCGTCGCGCGGCTTCTCGCCGTCTTTGGTGAGTTTCGAGTAGTCGATGGTTCCGGGGGCGCGTTTCATTTGGTTTCCACCGGCACGCACTTCGACGGGTCGCAGTCGTTCGCCGTGCAGAGCCCGTTGATGTGCGAGAACACTGAGTGGCCGCACGCGCAGATGTCGGGGTCGGCCTGCTTCGCGTCGGGCTTGAGTGGCGCATCCAGTGGGCCAACCACGAGCCGCAGCCGCACGCCGGCCTCGTTGAGTAACTCGACTTCGCGCACGCCGTGCTTGCGGCACATGTCGGCGTAGGTGGCGACTTCGGCGGGGGTCATTGCGGCGCCTCGCGCTCGGACATCCAATGAGCGAACGACGCGATGATTTCTGCGTCTGGAATCACGCAGCCCGCCGCCCAGCGGGCTTCGCTGAAGGTGCGCCACGCGATCTCAATCAGCCAATCAGGCGTCGTCGCGAACCTCGGACACGCCTCGCGGATTACGCTGAACTCGTCGGCCGTAAGCGAACTAATCACGCCGCCCTCCGGTGCGAGTGCGTGCCGTTCGGTCGGTAGCATCCCGGGTGCGAGCACCACAGCGGCGACGCGCGATATGCCGCGCTGTTGCCAACGCCGCCGCCCTCGCTGTTCCGTTGAAACTGCTTCATCAGCTCGTTCTTCTTCCGCTGCTCGGTGGGCGTGAAGCCGGGGTCGCGCCCCGACTTGCGCTGCGACACGCTACGCCCGCGCTCCGAGCCGAGCGGGTCGCCATCGATGCGGCCCCGCTTCTTGCGGCCGAGGGTCACAGGACCACCACGCGAAGAATGACGCGCGCCACCCACGCGCGCGCGCGATACCAGCGCCACGCCCAGCGGTCCTGCCAGCGCGCCGTATCGAACAGCAGTCGGCGCGGCGTCGGCTCGCGCGAGACGCCGAAGAGCACTCGCCGATCTTCGCTCGACATCCACGCCGCGAGACCCTTGGGCTGGTCGTCGCTCACGTCATCCCCTCCGCGCGCTTGATGTCGTCCGGCAGCGCCTCGCGGTTGCGCTGCAGCAACGCCTCGCGCTCGGCCGCAATCTGCGCGGCGTCGGGTGGCGGGCCGTGCGACAGGCGCGACGGCGGATAAATGGGCGGGACGGCAGCCAAGGTCACTGGTTGCTGCGCTGGTTGGACAGCCGCCGCCCCACCCAAAATCAAACGTGCTTCGCGGAAGATGCGTGCGGCCTCTTCCAGCCGCTGCGCGAGCGCTTCGACCTCCGCGAGCGTCATCGAGCCGAAGTCGATCATGCGTCACCGCAGAGCAGGTCGGTCAGTGTCGCTTCGTCGAGCGCGGCGCGCTTGAGTGGCGCGACGCTCGGCGTGGCGGCGATGCCGGGGCCCGATTCATTCGACGCAACAGGGCCGTCGCCGTAGTGCTTCATCAGCAACTCGCGCGCCTGCTCTGGCGTCAACAACTCCACGACGCGCATGAATTCGGCATGCGTCTCTTCGCGAGAGCGCTGGGCGCTGCGCTTCAGCGACTCATGCACGCCCGCGCGCTGCTCCGCCGCCTCCGCGCGCTGTGTCGCGTCGCGCAGCCGCCCCTCAAGAGCGGCGATCGTCTTGCCGGCGTTGTCGGCGATGCGCTTCCACTCGTCGCGGTCGGCGAGTGCTGCGCGGTACTTCTCGATTGGCGGCTGGCCGCCGAAGCGGCGCGCGTACTCGGCGTGCAGTTCTGCGTCGGTGGCGTTCGCAAGGATTGTGGCCGACACTTCACGACACAATCCGCTCGGCCTCACGCAGACATGTTCATTACCGACCGCCGACGCTTCGTCGAGCCAGTCCATGGACACATGCGACCGGCAATCGGGGCACTGAAGCGCATCGCTGCCCGGAACGCGCGTCCAGCCGCTTTCGAGCGCGCACTTCGCGCACGGGGTTCGCGGTGAGTCGCCGCGAGAGTGGTTGAAGGTCGCCATCGTGGTTCTCCAGTGCGTCGAGTTCACAACCAGCGCCCGAGACACTGCCACCACACATAGAAAAACTCAATGGGTCGCGCGCAAACGTTAGACTGCGCGACAAGCGGCGCCGTTCGCACATAGGAAGCACCCATGCGCAAACTCGCCCTGCTACTCCTCGCCGCCTGCGGTCCCATACCGACGACGCCCGACGCGAGCGACGACGCCGGCTACGACGCTGGCGCGCCGGATGCGTCGGTGCGCTTCACGCTGACGTGGCAGACGCCCTCATGCATGGCGTGCAGCGCGTCGGCGGAAGTGGCGGCCAGTGACGTGGCGGGCGTCCGCGCGGGGCTCAGCTCGACGCTCAACGGTTGGATGTGCAGCACCACCGAGACGAGCGCGGATTGCACGTACCGCTGCGCCGCGCCGCCGGGCACTGACGGTGGCTGCGCGTGGACGCCGTGTGTTGGTGGGCCGCTGAATTGCCGTTGAAGAACTTAGCGATTGCCGTCCTGACGCTCGCGCTCGCGGCGACGCTGTTCGTTCGTCACCGTGAGGCCGAGGAAGCCGAACGCCGTCACGCCGAGTGCGTGAGGTTGTGGGACGAGCATGTTGACCGGTTACGCGAATGCCTCAATCGGCGCTAGAGCCAGTCCATTTCGTTGTTCGACTCGCGCTGCTCGTTGCGGTTCTGCTGCATCTGGCGCTCAAGCATCGCCTCGTGTTCGGCCTGCTGGCGTTTCATCTCCCATTCATACCACTCGGCGCTGTTAATCGGCGGCGGAAGCGGCGCGAGCACCTTCGATGTGTACTGATAGCAGTGCCTCCAGCCGTAGTACGCCGAGTCCGTCGCGTGGTTGTCGCATGCGGGGTGTTCCTTGCGCTTGTGCTGCCGCTCCAAAACGCGCTCGTCCCAAATCAGCGCGCCGTACTCTTCGCGCAGCGGGCCGCAGTTCGGCGCAAGCTTGATGCGGCCAGCGTTGAAGTCGGCGTTCATCAGATCAATGTGCTCGGCCTTATCTTTCTTGTCGGCCGCTTCAGCCATCACGCCGTGGCGCGCGTTCATCTCCTCGACCGCCTGTTTTGCGCTGCCGTCGATCGTCGTGTGTTCGATGTCGTAGCGGCGCTTGATGGCGTTGATTTCGTCGCCCGTCGCAGTCACGTCGAGCTTGCCGCGCTTGTACGACTCCAGCACGTACAGCGTCGGGTCGTGGTCGTGGTACGCGAGCACGGTGAAGGCGCACGGGTCTTCGTAGCCGAGGTCAACGCCGAGCACATAATGCCAGCGGCCGAGGCGATGCTCGGGGAGCTTGCCGTCGAAGTCGTTGCGGTCACGCTCGTAGCGATAGACGAGGTTCGTCGTATCGATGACCCATTCGCCAGGGTCATACATGCGACGGAAGCCCGGCGTTTCACGCACGCGAGGATTGGCCGCTTCGAGTTCGGCAATCTCCTCGGCAATCTTCTCTCGCATGTACGGGTTCTGCCGCCAGTTCCACGCGTGGCAACTGAAGCCCTCGCGCTCCCAGCAATGCGGCTCGTTCGTGTGGCCGTCGGTGAGTTCAAAGAAGAAGCCGCTGAGCAGTTCGCTTGACGTGCTGGTGAGCGCAATCGTGCCGCGATAGTCGGCAACGGCGGGCTTGAGATACTCGTAGACGAGCGTGCGTAGATTGGTGCGCCACTTCGCCGCCTCGTCGATGATGACGAGTTTGTACTTGCCGCCGAGCACCTTGGCGCGTTCGTCTTCGTCGGCGTCCATGCCGAGCAGGCGCACAGTGGATTCGTTCGGCAGCGTCAACTCAAGCTTCGTCTTGTTCGGCTTCGCGTTAAGCCCGAGCTCGCGGCACAGGCGGCGCAGTACGTCGCGCCACATGATGTTCTCGGCGCTGTCGCGAGTGAGTGCGAGGTACAGACACGACACGCTCGGCGTCTCGTAGGCTTCTTTGAGCAGATAGCGCCCGTCGCCGTACGACTTGCCGCTGCGGCGTGTACAGAAGCCAATCTTCAGCTTCGCGGGGTCGCTGATGAACGCAGACTGCTCGGGAAACTTCTCGTCGAGGAACTGCACGAAGCGCCTCGGCGGCGGGCTTCGCTTCGCGTCACGCGCCGCGACAAGCGCCGCCGCCATGTCGCGCGGCGTGGGCATTTACGAGAAGCGCGCGACCGTAACCCGATGCGTGTTGTTGAGGTCCGGGAACGCGTCAATCACGCGCGCGCCACACACTCGGCATTTTGTCGGCTGAAGATTTGGGCCGATGACGCCTCGCAGGCACCACCCGCAATGATACCCGCCGCTCTCGCGCGCACGACAGACGGCGAGACTGATCGGAGGGCGCGCCAACTTTCGAACAGTCTTCGCCGAAACCCGACGCGACGGCATCAATGCGCCTCCGGTTGTTTCGCCGCCGACTCGCGCTCACGCCACAACTCCTTCACGCGCGGCAGCCACTTCGAGTCACGCGCATCCTGCATCACCTTCGCGAGCGACGTGAGCGCGTTGACGTAGTTGCCCGCACGCTCAG